ACAGGCAGAATTTAGCCAATCTGTTAATGCGCTGGGTATAACTTGTGTTTCTAACGGAGACGCGTCGCTTGCTTCAGGAACGAACTGGACATACTATGAAACTGATTTTGAGTACCCTGCGGACGGGGGGACTATTGGTGTCTCTTCTACCTCTTCACTGAACGTGTCAGCGTTGGTGGGTCCCACAGTGTGGTTGGGTGTTTTTGGGTACAGGACGGGCGGTGCGTATTCGACTGTGACTGCTGCGGAAAGCTCTATAGGAATATCCAATCTCCGCATGGAACCAGTATTCTGGGAGCCTGCTGATGGATTAGAACGGACCTCCATGAGGAGGAGAAATTATAGATATCTTCTTAGTGGCTCTGATTATAATAGAGAAGGGAGAGCGGCACCGATATCGAACGCGTTTGTAATGTCGGGAAATCAGGACATCCTAGGAGGGGTTGGGGGTGGACATGTCCAGTACATTCCCAAAGGCTTTAACTTCTCCGGACAAAATTTTATTAGCCCGAGCACAGACTCACTAAGTGGAATATATGACCCCTCTAATACTCCATTTATTCAAAACAATGCTATTGCAGCTGAAGCACCTGCAGCCGAGTTTCTTGGGGTTGAGGTTTCTAGTATGTTCCCTTTTAGAGGAATAAAAGAGCTTTTCGATTGTAGTAGCAGTAACGAGAAACGGAAGCAATTTACCAAATCCCCTTCTCAAATATTCTTAGATTACTCTTTGAGACGAGGACAGAAAGATTATAGTTACCTAAAATTTAACGAAGAGGATATGATTTTTGCAGAGTTTGGGTTGGGTTTTCATCACCTATGGTTAGATTATAAAAACCCCCTTAAGTTTAATTTGAGTATGTCCGGTGGAGGACATGATGCCTTGTCTTTTGCCTTTGGTCCTTTACTTTATAATAACACCTTTAATGAACGAAGTATTACGGCGTCCGCTACCACGGACCCAGAACAACATTATGAGTTCTCTGGTCTTAGAGCATATAGAGATGCTGAGAAAACTACTTTAAGCTCCCTGCAGTTTAAGAATATTGCGGGCAGTGATGGTATTGTTGGAGAATCTTTCCAAGACCCTAATGGTAGATTGATTGCTCCTACACTTAGGGGTTTAAACTTTAGTCAAGGTTATGGGGCTTATAAGAACCTAATTGATAGGATGGACTATGGAGCTAATTGTGATGTCTGGGCTAACCAGTCTATTCTGTCTGGTATAGAACTTGTTACTAGAGCTTCAACATCCAACATTGCCGTGTTTAACTATAAGGATTTTACAGATGGGTGTAATCCTTATCTAACCTCAACTGAGTTGGATAAAAGTCTTACTGTTTTTGGGGGAAAAGAGAATATAGTGGATAAGGGAAATACCATCAAGGCAAGATTCCCGCTAGTAAGGAATTTTAATCTTCTTCCAAATGGGGATTTTCAACGCCCTGCCGTAGCTTTAAAGTCTTTAGACTCCTCTTCTTTATCCGCAGTAGCGAACTGGAGATTAATAGACGCTAATAGAGTTCCTTCCCGCGCAAATGGAGCCGTATCCCCTTCTAATCATGGGTGGGCTGAGGTAAGTAGTGTGGATATAACTTCTTATAGTGCTTTAGAAGGAACTACTCTTAGAGTTGTTCAGTTGTTTTCTGCCTATCATCCTGATATGAACCCTCATAATATGCAGGCTGCTATACAAACTACCTCAGAAGGCACGGATAGAACTTCCCTAAACAACCCATTACGATTACTCCCTGGAGAAAACTATACCGTAAGTTGGACAGCCTCGTCTTTTGATGTTACGGCAGGACTATCCTTTGGGTTATGTAATGAAACCCGTGGAGCTTGGTGGTCTCCTGCTGCAGCAAACAGATGGAGAACTACTCCCGCGTTTACTAGGGTTGCTCCTCCAACGACAGATGGATTTTACTCTGTTTATGAGGATGTAAACATTCCTGTCTCTGCTTTAATAGATGGAGATACGAATCATACTACGTTTGAAGCTACTGACAGATATTCGTTAACTTTAATACCTAAGGCAGACTCAAGTACCTCAACTAAGAACCTAGAAACAATTGCAAGCGCAACAATAACACACAAGGATTCAAATACTTTATACCCCAACAGAACTTATAAAGGAAAAGTTACCATTGATTATCATGATGCGCAAGGCATGACAGACACTTTAGGCATCCGACTGATTACTTACCCCAAACCTCTTGAGAAAACTTGGGATATGAGTATGTTTGTTTATGACTGGAGAGGAGTGGGAAGTAGATGGCAACTTTCTAGACCCACGGACTTCATTAATAATGAGAATATAAAACTAGTTTCTTTGGAGCCGTATATCGATTTTGTCTCGGGTTCTCTTCCCCAAACTAAGGAGGTGGAGTTTGAATTCCATACCCACAATCACAGAGGACCTATAGACCCAGAAACTAAACAGTTAATGTCCATTAGTAGGGGTCCGGCGTATGGAAACATACATACTTCTGAAACCGCTTACGCGTTAGAATTTATCCCTATAATGCCCGAGAGAACTTTTCCTAGTGATGACCTAAGACCTTATATTCGTATGAAGGATATCTCAATTGTTGATACATCATATAATACTGCGGTAAAAGATTTTACAACAACTGAGGCAAAAAACTTTTTAGAGTACTTTAATACCTTAAGGTTGACAACGGCAACTCGGGATGAAGCTAAGGGAGTTTCCTTAGGAATGGGCACACAGGGAGGTTCGAGAGCGGAGTATTTATTCCCGTTTGGTGGACCTTTTGAATCTACCATAAATTGGGAAGTTAGCGGTTGGACACCATACAGTATTTAAGATGAAGGGCACAGTAGAAGTAATTCAACATAATGCAGGCGGAGGCTCTGAAGTAGTCTATCGTGATGATAACATGATTGTTGATGGAGCAAAAAAGACCATCGTCAATATGCTCACTCATATTCCTACTCCGTCAGGAGCAGCTGAGACTCTCAAAACCCCTGACCAAAATGTCTTCTATTTGGGTCCTAATATTGTTGCTCAAAACAATATTAACAATGCCTTCTTTAATACCAGTTCTTTTCTTTCCTCTACTTCAAATACTGGCTCTACACCTGGTTGGAAAAGACCACCACTAGATTCGAATGGTAATGTAATTTCTGATGTATATTGGGCTAAACAGCGAGCCAACGACCCTGTTGCTCTGGAGTGGAGCTCTACAGGAGAGCAAGGAAAGGGCTTTTTGCAAGTTAGTGGTGGACCTCCTGCAGGGGGTGCGGGTGCATCCGAGTGGATGGGAGCAACTTTAGCATTAAGCAGTGTTAGTTGTCCCTCTGGATACTATTACTATGTACAGTGTGACGTACGTAACGGAGATGGCTCAGTAGCTGATAAGAGAATTTTTCTCGGTCAAACCGATAATAGTGATAACAATCCAAGTGGGGTTTTGCTTGCAACTAGTTCTAATGCAGGGTGGGAAACTAATGATTGGTTTACAGTTAGTGCTGTTTATGATTTTAGAACACCCATCAATGCAGATATTTTACTTATGACACTAAGAGGTTATATTTTTCAAGGAGCTGCATCTGAACTAACGAGTGAAATATATTTGGATAATGTAATTGTTCGACGCATGAACACAGATAAACCTCCTGGGGTAGATGAGATAGGGGATTATCAAATTAAAGCCATGACCCTAGGCTCAGCCGAGCAGAACTTCGATGCGCATGAATCTAGGTACGGAGCTCAAAATGTTTACACAGATACGAGCTCCCAGTATTTGTACATGAGCGGATTAAGTTCTACTATTTTTGCCTTGTCTCCTCCAGTGCCAAACCATCTTTTAGACGAGACCGGAAACAAAGGAAATACCGTTAATAATGGTCAACTAGAATACCGTTCTAGTACAAGAGAGATTCTTTCTTTTAGGGAACCCTCTCAGATAGAAGGCAGTCCTGAGATAAAATATTCTTATACTAATTCTGACGAAGAAGAAGTTCCCGCAATTCATATTAATAAAAAGTTCGGGCAGGATTATGTCGTAATGGAAGCTCTCATAGAGTCTCCTCTAGAAAGACCAGTGTCTTTAGTTTTTAAAGGGGAAGCGACTATACCTTTAGAAGCTTCTTTGGTTAAGAGGACCTTTCCTTTAGGAGTCCCGTTTGCTACTACACCTGAAATAACAGAATATTATAATTTTGAAACTAGAACATTTACAAAATGGGAAAGTACGACTGAAGTAAAACTGCAGCCTAAAGGAGCTCCCAGAGTTGATTATGACCCTATACTAGACCGCCTACCCA